AGCCTGCTGTGGAGCCATCCCCTCAGGGCCAGCAGCCAAACCAGCAGCCATCTCCGGGGGAATAACCTGACCCTCGCCCGGAGGCGGAGCCGCAGCAGCCTGCTCCTCCCTTATCTCCTCGTCAGCCTTCTCAATGGCTTGAAAAATATCCAACCCCTTCTTGCGATGCTTCTCAATCTTAGAGACATACACCACAGGCAACTGACCCGACAAAGCCTGCTGCTGGATCGCAGCCATGACTGCCTCCTCCAACTGTTCCTCATCGACACGCCTACCTTCTGCCTCAGCATCCTCAATATACGGATGCTTGGTCCTGAATGTTCTAAGACTAATACCCTTCATGCCCAACAACTGGCCCAACTGGATAGTCGTTCCCTGAATGTCAGCACCGGGAATCGAATGCGACACCACGTTATCGAAAATCTCAAAGTGTTCATTCGGTGTGAACTCAACTTGACCAAAGTCACCCGCATAGCCAGTGAACATAGAGAACTTCTTGCTACCGAAATACCCCTTGTAGGTAGCGAAGATACACTCGTTTAGATGAGGAAGATGAGCCTCCATAATTTCTTGAATTTCTTGGATACGCGGATCCAAGGCGGCTCCCATGAGGGCGTCGATACCTCGTCCGGTACGCAAAGCCCCGTATGTTTCACCACCAATTTGAGGTACGGTTCCGGTAGAGATGCGCGCATTACGCTCCAACCTGTCGATGGCTATATTGGTTGTCGGGTCAGGTGACGACCGGAGTTCTCCGATTTGTTCAGCGTCAAGTAGAACATTGACTTGGCCTTCGCGTCCGTCTTTCCACTCCCCGCCGACAATCATCGGTACCTGACCCGACCGCCCGATTATATACCTATCAGGGAAGATAGCCTTCTCTTGGGCCATAATTTCTAACGCCATCATCTTAGACATCAGATCCACAATGCCGACAACCTGCGAAACCGACGATGCGATACGATCCAAGGTAACTCGCCCCGGCGTAATCACACATGGCATCCCTGCCCTATTGGCTACACGCGACAATTCCTGCGTGGCTCCATGATGACCGTACACCTGATTGAAATGTTCGTACCGTGGCCCCATGATTCCGATAACGATCTGCTCGTCATCAAGCCATTCAACAATGTCCCATAGTTCCTGATCGCTCTTGCCGTCTGGTGGGATAACGCCACCATTCTCCGACATGGCTTGCGGGTAATGGCTACGAATCCAATCCCCGGACTTGCCGTAAATGAAACCAATGTTCGCAGGAGGATCCACATCCTCGTAAGCCTTGGGTTCAGGATAGACACCAAGAGGATCGCGGACATCTATACGAGGCATACCCTTATCGAAATCAGGATGCACAACCAGACATGCTGTCGCATAACCCGCAAGATGCCTGTAAGCCCGTCGAATCTTTATCTTATACTTCGACTGGTACCAAGTAGAAGCCAACGCGCGGCGACGAATATCAGCATACTCGCGCGACCGGACGCCACGCTCCTTGGAACCATCAACAGCAGGGCAACCAATGAACGGCATAACCGATGCTGCACGCTGGGCTACCGCATCAATGTTCTCCGAGATCAACGCAGGTGTCAACGGAGGAAGAACAGGCTCGTTCTCCATCGACGGCAACGGAATAACATAGTCACCGTTGTAGCGTTCCTTGACTTCCAGCATACGCGCCAATAGCGGCGATGCGTTTTGCTGTCGGATCTTAACGATCCCCACGATTTCTTCAAAGGTATACATCAAAACGCCCTACTGGAAGCCATAGATGTCCTCCACGGTAGTCCATTATAATTGAATTGTGAAGAGTCTACATCAAATGCTTGTTTGCGTTGCCGCCAAAGTATCCAAATAAACCACAAAGCCATCACCTGATCTTGACGCAGCCGTGTTCCCCGCTTCAACGGACGCCACGCCTTCAACTGACGAATCAACTGGTCGGCCTGATGGCGGGTAGGCCCATCGTCAGCGTAAGGGATCTCAATCTCTTCTCGCATAAACGACAGCGCCATCGACGGGACACCAATCGTTTCGTCGTACTTGTTGATACCAGTCAAATGCTCCCGCACACGAAACCCGTAACGCTGAGTCATCTCCACTAGACGCTCGTCCCGCGACAGCCCCTTCTGGAACACCATTGCTTCAATGATCACATCTGAAACAGTTGACCCGTTCTTGAGACAACGCTGAATAGCGTCCTCAACAACGCCGAGGATCTGTTCGTTACGAGTTAACCCAGTATCTTCCCGAATGAAAAGAATCTTAAGTTTGCCTTCGTGCGGCGTAGCAGCCACCACACAGTTGTTTGAACCAAGAGCAGGATCAACGCCGATATAAACACTACAATTTTCGGGTGGGTCATGGGTCACCGACCGTAAAGGATTAAGGCACTTTTGGATAGAATCATCTGTAAATGTAGCAGATAAAGACGAAGTAGGTTCCTGCATATAGTTACGTGACCATGCCTCCTCCCCCACCTTGCGTTTAATACGATCCAACGATTCCAACGAAAACATTTCAGGCCACAACGGCTCCGGTTCACCCTCATCATTAGTGACAATCGCCGGAAATTTGATTACCTGCAAAATATCGGGATCGATCTCCGTCATCACCCGCTCATAGAAGTCATCTGACCCGACACGGGTACCGTTAATACTGGTTCGTCCTTTCTCACCGGGGCGTGTCAACCAGTCCTGCCGGAACACCTCGAACATCTGTTCGGTCAAATTCAACGACACCCTTGATTGAATATCGTCTATATGAAGATGATCAGTACGGGTACCAGCGATCTTTGACCGCCAACCCAACCCAACCATCGAATAGTCGCGCTCATCATGCGTCTGTTTCTTGAACACATTGAAGTAATCGGCACCCCACGCCTGCACCGTCTTACGACCAGACTGATTCTGGGGAACAAACGGCCCAAACTTGGCTACATACCGGGGATACGGGCCGTGAGGCTCCATACGGCTACGGATACGACCAAGAATCTTACGAGCCATATCAGTTCCCTCTGAACCAACGGTGATACGGAACTCTGGGTTCAAAGCCAACTTCTTGCAGAAGTAATCCTCCGCCAACGTGGTCTTTCCATGCTCCGGAGGCCACAAAATGAGGGTAATGTTCCCCGGCGGGGTGTTTTCGTAGGCGTTTATTGCCTCAATATGGAAGAAAGGGGACATATGGCCGAAATAGTCGCCTCTAAACGACGCAAACGTCCCATCCCATGTCTCGGCACCGCCTTCAAGGAGGGCTTTGTGGCGGATAGCGTCCGCTTTCTCCGCGAAACCCGGTATACGCTGCCTCCACTTGTCGTAAGCGGAGCGTGTCACCCCTGCTATGGCACATGCTTTACTTATTTTGCCGTGTTCCTCTAACCCCGCCAGAAAAATGGCGCGGTTCGCCTCACCCCTGTCCTTTGAGGGGTTCGGATCTGGCAGAACGTAGGCCAGTTTCTTCACGAATGGTCAAATACGGATTTGCCGACTTTTAATTCTACGACTTCCATCGCCTTGACAGGTGTAGTACCCGTGAACTTGACAGTATGTGTACCGATCTGATCCAAATCAACATCGGCGTAGTAGATGCCAGTCTCGTCGCTACTCGCATTTACCTCTACGTTGTCACCTGACGGCTTATGATGTAATGCCTTATTCGCAGGATCTAAAGTTGTGTTTGTTGCCACATCATTAGAAGTAAATGTTGCAGTAACCCGCACCTGATCGTCTTTATCGTATGTAGCCATTAAACCCCCACAGTAATAGAAACATCATCTAATAGTTCAACCGCAAGTGTAACATCATCTTGTAACGTTGTTGTAATAGTTACATTCGGAAGAATCTTATACCAAGTAATATCGGCCACCACCGCAGCCGAACTTGTAACACCACCCGCAATCGGGCGTTCTTTAACAATCGCAGCCGCGACAAGAGCCGAACTCGTAACATCACCCGTAATCGGGCGTTCCCTAACAATCGCAGCCGTAACCGCAGCCGAACCAGTAATCGCCGCAGCAATGGACGCCTCTTCAAGAACAGCCGTAACTACCGTAGTGGCAGCCGCGACCGCAGCCGAAATAAAGTTTTCCATTTGGGCTGCTGCTGTTACAGTCGCTGAACCAGTAACCGCCGCCGTAATGGACGCTTCTTCAACTATCGCCGCCGTGACTGTCGCTGAACCAGTGATCGCCGCCGTAATGGCATGAGTTGTGACACCCCGATAGGAATGAACGGTACTTCGATAGTCAATCCCTGATTGGCGATAGTCGATAGCCATTATTCAATGTCCTCTGGTGGTGGCCCTGAAATGCGCCCGTCAGGCAGGACCTCAGCGTCCTCCCAGATTGCTTGACAGAACGTGAGCGCCTGCGCCTCGGTTACTTCGGTGACATCCCACGTTTCCAAACCCGTCAGGTCCGCTGCCACATTCAAGTAGCCGATGTGGTAGCCGTCGTTGTCTACATACGGACCCGCTGATGCCTGACCGCCACGATCAGCAATCGTTTCCTCAGGACCGGTACCCCACGTTCCTTCTGAGAGTTTCCATTTCAGGTAGGTCATTCGGCCAACTCCAGTTTCACTTGTTCGGCCAGTTGGACCTCGCGGGCCTCAACGAGATCGTCCAGTAGGCCGATCTGTCGCATCGAATCCAACTGCGCCCATTGGACGTTGCCTGACATCATCTGGAGGTTCGTCTGGCGGGTCAGGCGCTTCTGCCAATACTCGGGTTGTGCGTGTTCGATCTCGTCCCTTGTGTAGTGCTGGCAGGTGTTGAAGATGTCCTCCAAGATGGCGATCTCACGTTGCGCCCCCTTCATCACGATGAGTGTCTGCTCCAACCCGACCTGTGCTTCTTCAGCCTCCAAAGCATCCAACTCGTCGCCCGTTTCCAACAATCGTGCAATCGTGATCTCGGCTTTCCTGACGCCAATCTCAGCCATGCGTAGTTTGTGCCCCATGTCCTGAAGTTCCAGCATCAACTGGTAGAACTGCATTTCGGGCGTGTCGTGCTGACCCAGTACGAAGTGAATCAACTGGTAGCGGCTGCGGGGCTGCTGAATCTCTGCGATTGCTTCAGAAATGTTCATGCGAGCGCCCCCTCGTTAGCAGCCGTGCTAACGTACTTTGTTTGTGACGTAAGGCTGGTGCCGCTGGACCGTGAATCATCAGAGAACGCGAACTTGTCTGTTGCACTACCCCTAGTTCCTCCAGCAAAATACCCAGCAGCACCAGTATCGCCCCACCCCGTGTGAGAGTAACTTGCTGCTGACAGGCCAGTCCCCAGTGTCGTACGGGAGTCATCGGAGAACGCGAACTTGTCCACCGTGTCCACACTCGTAGACGTATACCCGCCTCCGCAATACCCTGCGGTACCAGAGTTCGCCATACCCGCTGGCAGGCGATTTGCCGTCGAAAGCCCAGTGCCAAGCGTCGATACTGAATCATCCGAGAACGCGAACTTGTCAACCGTGGACACGTTGCTGCCTGTATACCCGCCAAGGGTGTAACCCGCCGTGCCGCTGTTAGCCATAGCAGCGATATATTGGGTATTGGCTGTCAAGGTGGCGGCAATCGTGGAACGAGAATCGTTAGAAAAAGCAAACTTGTCTACCGAATCAATGGCTGCGCTGCCAGTCGATGACCAGCCGCCGCCAACGTATCCAGCGGTTCCACTGTTGGAAAAACCGCACGGCAGGTTGGTGCGGGCGTCGGCCAGACCTGTTCCCAAAGTGGAACGAGAATCGTCAGAATACGCAAACTTGTCTACCGTGGTGACAGGCACATTTCCAGTTTCCCCGCCACCAGCCTGATAGCCCGCCGTGCCACTGTTCGACATTCCTGTACCTGCGCCCCTCGCGCTGGATAAACCTGTAACCAAGGCTGTGAGCGTCCCGTCGGGAAGGGAGTACTTTACGACAGTATCAGTAAAAGGGTCGGATCCCATGAGATAGGCAAAACCCGTAGCACCACCAGCGGAACTAGCGAAAATCCCGTGATCGACAGGACGAATAACCATTAGGCCAAAGCGCCGATAAGCGACCAAGCATCAGTAGCGGTCTTGATGAGCGTGGCAGCAGCGTACTGGCCGTCGATGTCCTTGTTGGAGTCCTTGGAGTTGATCGTCACACCGCTGCCTTCAGCCAGCGTCGCAGTACCCGAACCAATAGCCTGAACGATGATCTGAGTACCAGTTGCATAAGCAACCGACGAGTTGGGCGGCACCGTGAGCGTCTGCGCCGAGCCGTTCGATGAAGTAACCATCTTCCCAGCGTCGGCCAGAACGAACGTGTAGGTCGTACCGGTCTGGGCGTTGATCTGGAGAGGGGCTACCAGACCGCCTGAGACTGTGAGTTGGTCGGTGATCGAAACGTCACCGTCAGCAACCTCTAAAGAGTTTTGCCCGTCGGTGCCAGTGATAACCAGTTTCTCGTCAGAAGCGTCCCACAGGAAGTTGTCGCCAGCAGTAGCCGAATAGAACGTGACATCTGCCCCGGCCCCGTCCGAACCGATAGTCAACGCCCCACTAATAGTAGGACTCGTAGTCCACGCAGTAGTAGACGCACCCGACCCAACCAGAACAGCATTCGCAGCAGCATTGGAATCAGTCAAACCAAGTTTCGTTTCCAACGCAACAACCGCGCCGTTGACATTCACATGCTGAGTGTCATGCTCCTTGCCGCTGTCATCCAAATCGTCGGTAGACGCAATGTCTGTCCGAAGTTGGGAACCTACGGTATCAAGAGCAGCGGGATACGCAGTAGCCATCTACTTCTTCCTCCGTGGCCCCTGATTCTTGCTCTTGGTCCGTGCACTCCGGTGCAGATCTCTGAGTGCCGCATCTATCTCACTCGTTTGTTTTGCACGAGCAGTAGCAGCAATCCTCTCGCCGGGATCCAAAGTCAACCCCCGCGTAGCCTTCTTATATCGGTACAGCGCCTGCGCCTCTCGGAGTATCTTTGCTTCCCAATCAGGGAAACTCTGCTTCTTAGTCATCAGGCAAGCGTAACAGTAACAGCACCCGCAGCAACACTAATAGTGTCACCCGAAGTCACAGTCTTATTCGCAGTAACATCCGTATAAAACAACAAGTTCCCGGCAGACGCATGATCCCAGATACCGATATGCGTCACCGTACACGCAGGCATACCCGTAAACGACTCCGCAGACGTATTCGCCGTATTACCACCCGTAGCATGAGTAGCATCAAACGCACACGCCTGACGAGCATACGACCCACCAGACACCTCAGCACCCGACCCATCCTCAGCAGGATCCGCCGTATGCAACGCCAAATACACCGTCGCCGGTGCCCAATCCGCAGTATCACGCAAAACGTAATCCAAAATCTTGGTTTCAAGATAATTCGACATCTCAGCCATAAAAAATCACCCAACCATCATCCAA